TGTAAATTTGGAAACATCATCAGATATGTTTGTTAAAACCATAGAAGATCAAGTTATTGGTGTATCGTTGAAAAAGGATGGTAAAGTATTTTTAGCAAATGGAGGCTGGGCAAAACAATCTGGATTATTATTAAAATCTTTGGAAAATGATATGTCAGAGGATGATCATAAAAAACTCTCTGAAGCAATGTCTATTAAAGCATATGAGAAAGATTTAAAAGAAAGATTCCAAAAAACAACTGAGACTATTACACCTGATATTTTAAGAGAATCGGTTCAAAGATTAATAGATAATCCACAAGATCAAGACGAATTCCAAGGTTCAAGTAGAGATGCCTATTTTAGAATATTAGCAAATCCCGAATTATTGTTGAAAAAAATAAAAATGGGTACTGCTAATGGAAACGAACAAAAAGCTTACGCAAAACTATTACAGGCATATCATCCCGAAGAGTACAATTATTTAAGACAGGCAGATAATGGTTTGACTAAAAGAGCATTTGATGTATTAAATAAATCACCTGAAGCTAAAAAAGGTATGAATAGACACATCATAAAATCAATGCACATTATGGAAACTCTTGGGTTAGATAAAAACTTAAAAGAAGGCGGTGTTGATGGATTTATGACTATTTATGGTATTGAACCCGATGGTGCTGTTTTGAACGAGCAAACTCTAATTACTTTACTTGGAGATGGGTTCAAACAAAAATTACAAGAAAGTATTCAAGAAGTACGAGATGGAAAACTTGATGCGAAAGAATTAGAAGAGTTTATAGTAAATTCAATTGAAATAGATTACGAATCAGGAGAAATTCTTTTCAAACACGAATCTAACAAAAAATTTCCATTATTTATATTATCTGGTAGAACCCGAGGAATCGGTTCATCTCCGGTAATGGAAATGGTTCAAACTCCTTTCATGGCCCATGCTTTGAAAATGGGAACATTCAATACGGATGAGTGGGATGCTAAATCTTTACAAAAATTCAAAAAGGATATTATTGACTCTGAAACTGATTAATGTTATCTTTCCAACTAAAAAATTATATTTATACTAAATATAATTAAGGAGAGATTACATGCAAACACAACTTTTATGTACCTTTACATCAAAGGATGAGTTACAAAATACATTACAAAAAATTAGAGAAACTTATTATTTAGTATATAATTACATTTATGTTCTTCAAAACAAATCAAATTTAGAGGAACTATTTATTACATATAATATAGATACTAACTATAAACCTACATACCCGCTTCGTGATACGATTTTGGTACATAGAAAAAAACAATCAAATACCCTTTATACTATAAATTCATTGAATGAATTGGTAAAGGAACTAAACGGTGGTAAGTTAGATAAAAATTTTACTATTGATTGGGATATGTTTAAAAATTGCATTATTGTAACTAATACCGAAGGTGTAAAGAAAATCAGTACTCGTGTTTATGAGGTAATTGAATTTTCTGAAAAATAATTCCAAAAGTACTTGTTTTTTCCGATATTTTTTCGTACATTTATGTTGAAGGTTGATGAGGTTATCAACCAACACTTAAAACTTAAACGATATGGAAATTCAAGATTTAGTAGGAAAATTTGTTAGTGTTGTTGTTTCAGTAAATGGTAAAACTGCCTCTATGGAACTTAAAGTTTGTAAGGCAAATTCTCGTAGTGTTCTATTCATTGAAATAGATAAACCGAATCGTAAAAATATTTTTCGTAAAGTATCTCCAAAAGATATTGAAAAAGTAGATGATACTTTTGTAAAAATGAAAGATGGAGTGGTACTCTCCCAGAATAAATGGGAATCGGATTGGGACTCAATCGGACAGACCTCCCAAATGACGGTAACCCAACGAATCACTCCTTATTATAGTAATCACTCCAAAGGATGGTCACAAAAGGCAAGTTGGTATAGAGCAAATTCTCAATTCGCTTCCCACTAATAACGGATTTGGAAATGTGAAAAATAATTCGTATATTTGTAAAACCTTAAAAGATAAAAGTTATGTTTGATGAAAAAATATTTTGGAAAGAAGATTTTACCGATGGTGAGGCCAAAGGTGGATTTTTTCTTAGAGCAGTAGATTTAAAAAAGTTTTTAGAATCAGTAGAGAATGCTGACCACGGTGGTGAAGTTGTAGGACTTCGTTTTAGTGAAAATAATTTGGAAGTAATTGTAAAACCTAAAGATTAATAAAATTATGGGATTAGATATGTATTTATCAAAAAAGACGTATGTTAAACAATGGGAACATCAATCTCCCGAAGAAACATATAATGTAGTGGTTACTAAGGGTGGAAATCCAGTAGACCACATTCAACCTAACCGAGTGAGTTATGTTGAGGAACAAATTGGGTATTGGAGAAAGGCTAATGCAATCCACAAATGGTTCGTAGATAATGTTCAAGATGGTAATGATAATTGTGGTACATACTATGTTGGTATTGATGATTTGATGAACCTATTAAATCTATGTAAAGAAGTAAAAGCTAATCCAGAAAAGGCAGAAGAACTCCTGCCACCACAAGAGGGATTTTTTTTCGGCGATGTATCTATTGACCAATACTATTTTCACGATATAAACCATACAATTGAAATACTTGAGGGTATTTTATCCGAAAAAATTTTTGATAAAAATGGTAGAGAGTTTTATCCTGCTGATTTTTATTATAGTTCATCTTGGTAAATCAATTTTTTATGAAAAGATTTAAAGATTTAAACTTTAAACCACATCCTGCAGGAAATGGTATTATGGCCAGAGAACATTTTGATAATGGGTATGGTGTTAGTGTAGTCCAAACCGAATTTACCTATGGTGGTAAACAAGGGTTATACGAATTAGCAGTATTAAAAGATGGAGAAATTCATTATGATAACCCAATCGCAAATGGTGATGTAGTTGGTTATTTAAGACCAGAAGATGTAAGTGATGCAATGTTAATTATACAAAAATTTTAACATGAAAAACGAAACAGATATTTTAATAAAAATATCAGAATTAGAACTTGCACTCTCAAAAGAGATGAAACTCGATATCCTGCACGATATTAATATATTAAAAATACAAACCCAAATTGATACTCTTAGATGGGTATTAGAAAAATAAATTATGGAAAGAAAGGTTATAAAACAAGAAGCAAAAAAGAATATTCAACTAAATATTCTACCAAAAGAAGATGATTTACGAGTGGTTGCATACGATGAACCCGAAGTAGTCAAACAAGTTGAAGAAATGTATCCCGAGATGACGGATGAATTCAAAGCAATCATGTTTACTCAATATGAGTTGTTTTGTAAAAAACAATTAAACTATGGACCGAGTAATATTTCGGTAGGAACTTCATTAGAAACCGATGATGATATCAAACTTTCCTTAACTGGATTGTGGTTCCGAATGAACGATAAAATCAATAGATTGAAACAATTAGTAGTATTCGGTCAACCCGATAAAGTGGGCGAGAGTATTAATGATACCTATATGGATTTATCAGTATATGGAATCATTGCCCAAATCGTGAGTAATAAAAAATGGGCAAAATAGTAGGTAATACCAACTATTTTTCGTATCTTTGTAATTCCAAAAAACTTATACGAAAATCGGTAAATCGTATATTTATAAGTACACACCGCGAGTAGGAAAGACTCGTAAATAAAACCATAAAACAAATTAATTAATTAACTTTAAAACAAAAAGAAAATGGCATTAGACATTAACGCAATCCGTGCTAGATTAGGCAAATTGCAAAACACTCAAAAGAAAACCGATGCATTGTGGAAACCAACTCCTGGTAAGCATCAAGTTCGAATTGTTCCTTACAAGTTTAACAGAGACAATCCTTTTATCGAACTTTACTTTCACTACAACATCAATAACAAAACTTATCTCTCCCCGATGTCTTTCGGTAGACCTGATCCAATTGTTGAGTTTGCAGAAAAACTTAAAAGAATGGGCGACAAAGAGGACTGGAAGGCCGCCAAGGCTATGGAACCAAAGTTGAGAACTTTCGTACCTGTCATCGTTCGTGGTGAAGAAGGTGAAGGAGTTCGTTTTTGGGGATTCGGTAAAACTGTATATCAAGAAATTCTTGGATACATTGCAGACCCCGATTATGGTGATATTACCGACCCAACTGCAGGTAGAGATTTGACCGTGGAATATGTATCTGCTGAAGATGCAGGAACATCGTATCCAACAACTACACTTCGAGTTAAACCTAATCAAACTCCAATTTCAGAAGATTCAGCAAAGGCAAAGGCATTTATTGATGAACAAACTGCTATTACTGAATTGTATCAAGAACTTTCTTACGATGAGTTGAAAAATGTATTGGAAAGTTGGTTGGACCCTACAAAGGCAACTCAAACTACATCAAGTGAAAAATCAGTAGCACAAGAAACACTTTCTACTACCAAGACAGTATCCCATGATATGGGTGGTTCGGTAGAAACTCCAAAAGTATCAAGTTCTTTAACTGATGTTGAAGCAGCATTTGATGATTTATTTAATTCCTAATTAAACCTTATTTATGGCAAAAAAACAAGAATTGGATTTAGCGGATATCCTTGCGGATGAGCTAAATAAATATTCCAAAGATCAGAAGGTAGCCTTCTTTCTCGATGGAGATGAAGCACCCACCAATGTTGATGGATGGGTATCTACCGGATGTGCAATGTTGGATGTTGCAATCTCTAACCGCCCTTATGGTGGATTGCCAGTAGGTAGAATCGTTGAGGTAACTGGTTTAGAACAATCAGGTAAATCATTACTATCCGCTCACCTCCTGGCTGAAACACAAAAGCTAGGTGGTGTTGCGGTATTGATTGATACTGAAACTGCAGTAAGTAGAGAATTTTTAGAAGCAATCGGTGTGGATGTTTCTAAACTACTTTATGTATCGGCAGATTCAGTAGAACAAATCTTTGATTTTACCGAAACCATCATTGAAAAAGTTAGACAGACTGATAAGAATAAATTGGTAACAATTGTAACCGATTCGGTTGCAGCAGCATCAACTAAAACTGAATTAGCAGCTGATTATGGAAAAGATGGATATGCTACTGATAAAGCAATCATCATCTCAAAGGCGATGAGAAAAATTACCAACATGATTGGTAGACAAAAAATCCTCTTGGTTTATACTAACCAACTGAGACAGAAACTAAATGCAATGCCATTTGGTGACCCTTGGACTACAAGTGGTGGTAAGGCACTTGCTTTCCACGCATCGGTTCGTTTGAGATTGAAGGGTATGGGGCAAATTAAAGTTAAGACAGGAGGACAGGATAAAATTGTGGGTATGAAAGTTCGTGCACAAGTTATCAAAAACCGAATGGGTCCACCATTGAGAGCAGCAGATTTTGATATTTTCTTTGATAGAGGTATTGATAATTATGGCTCTTGGTTGGGTGTTATGAAAGATAACAAATTAGTTAAACAAGCAGGTGCTTGGTATTCCTATGTTGATACTGAAACTGGTGAAGAAGTAAAATTCCAATCAAAAGATTTTATTGAAATGATGGAAACTCGTGATGATTTACGAGAACAAATTTACAAAAAGATTTGTGAAGAAACCATCTTACAATACAAATCAGACACATTAGATATCGATAACATGGAAATCACCGAAGGTGGTGAAGGAATGGATGATTAATTTAAAATTTGAAATTATGAATAAGAATTTAATTACAATGTTAAAAACATCTGCAGAGGCTGATAAGGCTAAAGCACTTTTAACTTTAGATTTATTGGGAAACACCGGTGTGGGTATTGGTGATCATTCAACAACTGATTTTTACAGTAATGCAGAAGATGCATTGAAAATGTTGGTGGATGCCGATGATAGGTTAAAAGCAATTGATAAATATTTTCCCAAATAATGAAGGAACTCTACAAAAACATTTTGAATTCGGTTGAAATAGAACGAAACCAAAATATCGATAAACATAAGAATTCTCGAGTGTTGATTATCGATGGATTAAACACATTTATTAGATGTTGGACATCCATTCCTACAATGAATGATAACGGTGACCATGTTGGTGGTGTAGTTGGTGTTCTAAAATCAATAGGTTATGCAATAAGACAAGTTCAACCAACAAGATGTATTGTAGTGTTCGATGGAAAAGGTGGTTCTCAGACTCGTAAAAAACAATTTGATGGGTATAAAGCACAAAGAGAAGAAAACCGTTTTAGAGTAAATCGTCAGTATACTGATTTAATGACAGTAGAAGATGAAAAAGAATCTATGAAACGGCAATTTGTCTGGTTACATGAATTATTACATTACCTTCCAGTTACATCAATGATATATGATGGGGTAGAAGCAGATGATGTAATGGCTTATATTACAACTCAATTGTTAAAAGAGGATGAGCAGGCGGTGGTAATGTCTACTGATAAGGATTTTCTCCAATTAGTAGATGATAAAACCATCGTCTGGTCACCCACCAAAAAGAAAATTTATAACAAAAAAGTTATACGAGAAGAATTTGGAATTGAATCAAAGAATCTTCTTTTATATCGTATATTAGATGGTGATGTATCTGATAATATACCAGGAATTTATGGATGTGGCATCAAAACAGTCATAAAAAGATTCCCTGAAATTACTGAAGATAAACAATTATCAGTAGATGATTTATTCCAACTATGTGAAACTAAAAAAGTAGAAACTAAAGGTAAGGTAAAATTATATAATGATATTCTTGAATCAAAAGAACAAATTCTAATGAACGAGAAACTCATGCAACTAAAAGATGTTGATAT